GCCGTCGCCCATCACCAGGGCACGATGGTCGTCGAAGAAGAACGAGGTGACCGGGGTCGTCGCGTCGAAGTTGGCGTAGCCGACCTGGTTGACGCCAGCCATGCGGAAGAACCCGCCTTGCGGGCCCGAGGAGGCGCCACTCGACGGAATCGCACCGGCCGCATACCCGGTTCCAGCGCCAAAGGTGGCGACAGACGCGACCAACCCGACGGGCGACGCAGTCGAGCCGATGCTGCCGCCCTGGACAACCGGCGTGGCGATCGTCGGGGACGTCAAAGTGCCGCCCGAGAACCCCTTCACGCCGGCCCCAGTCTGGGGGTCCGGCATCCGATCGAACGCCGCGGCGATAGCCGCGAACTCCGTCCGCATGAGGCTGGACAGTCCGAGCGCCCTGGTGATCGGGTTGCCGGTCGCGTTGAACCACGAATTCGCCATCTATCGCTCCAATCGGCGCACGAGGTAGTGCGTTATGACGCCGGTCAGCGCGAACGGCGCGACCAACTCGCTGGTGCAGCGCAGCCAGATGCTGACGTTCTTGCCTGTGCCGTCGAGCGGCAGCACCGTCGGCTGGCGACCGCCCGTGTCCCACACGAACTCGTCCCAGGTGAGCTCGTCCCACAGCGTGCCCTGCTGGTTCTGCAGCGCCGTCTCGGGCGACTGCAGCGTGTCAGGCCCTCCGTGATCCACGGTGCCGCCGGCCTCGAAGGCGACGTATCCGCTCTCGGCGTCGATCTCCAGCGCCGCCCGCTTGAATGACTTGCGCACGCGCGGCGACTGCATGTGGTTGAGCGACAGGAACAGGTAGGCATCGATTGGCCGGCCGTCGAAGTTGCGCCCGCTGTCCATCCGATAGACGAACCTGTCGTCGCTCGCGAACACGATCAGCTCGTCGCCGTTGTAGTCGAGGGTCGAAACGACATGCCGGACCACTCGGTCGAATCGCACCGGGGTGATCGCCGCCAGCTTCGTCCCGCTGAAGGTGAAGTACAGCCCGGTCCCGTCGTCGAAGAACACCCGGTACTGGTTCTTGCCGCGGACAAGCAGCGAACAGGTGACGCGCTGCAGCCGGGGCCGGATGAACCGCTGCACCGACTGACTGAGGAGCGCCATGTCAAAGTTGCCGAACGCCTGCGAGGCGGCCAGCGACGTCACGCCGTAGTCGTTCAGAAACAGCGGCATCGCCATGAACTGCAGCGAGTTGGCGCGCATGCCCATGTCACGGCTGACCCACACCAGGCGGAAGTCGGAGCTCGTATCGCCGTACAGCACGGCGCAGCCACGGTCGGTGCCGATCAAGAGCGCGGAGCTCGCATCCGACCCGAGCGCCGTGCCCATGGCCGTGACCGACTCGCCCATGCTGATTTCGCCTGCGCCAAGCACCGGCGTCCACGATGTCGGGTCGCCGGCCGTCGAGAACTGCAGCGACGCGCCGAAGGCAAGGAACAGCCGGTTCTTGTGCACGGCGAGGCGCGTGGGCGCATCGGTCGCCATGCCGGTCGTCAAGGCAACAAAGGTCGTGCCATCGAATGAGAACGCCTTTCCGACGCCGCTGACCCCGTAGAGCTTTTTCGCGCTCGTCGCGCCTGCGAAGTTGTACTCCACCAGGTCGATGTACGCGGGCTCGGTCGGGAAGATTTGGCTCGACCCGTCGAGCGTCACGTAAGCCGCCTGCGTCCATTGCCAGTTGACCAGCGTTTTCGGCAGGGTCGGGTCAACCGTTGCTGGCTTCCACACGCGCAGGGCGCGCGTGCCGTCCGGCGGGTAGGTCGACAAGAAGAAGACGTACACCGTGCGGTCGATCGCACCGATCCCGACGACCGTGATGTCGTTGAAGAACAGCGGTTCGTAGTGCGGGCGCAGCGCCTCCCGCATGCTGTCCTCGGCGTCCTGCACCGACTGCGCGTATTCGGCCGGCGTGGCCCCCGCCAGGTCGAACGGCGGCGTGCTCACGGCAATGCTCATGGCCGTTGTGCCGGACGGCTGGATGGTGCGGATCGTCTCGGCGGCGGCGAACACGCCGCTGACGCCGGCAACGTAGATCGTCGTCGGGGTAGTCAGGATCGGGACGGTCTGCGTGCCCGGGCTATCGACCACAGGAACAAGCCGGCCGGCGACGATCGCTCTTGCGCCGGACGTCGTTCCTTCGATGAGCTCGCCCGCATAGAGCGTCTGCGTGCCGCCCGAATTCGACGCCAGCGCCATCTTCTGGAACGTCAGGCGTTCCATCGGGATGTTGCCGCCCCATCGTTCGTAGCCCTGGATGCGCTGGTAGCCGCCACGCACGCCCTGCTCGAAGTTGGACATCGCGGGGCACGCCCCTGGCGACAGTTGCAGCGGCGGCGTGATTTCGTCCATCCCGCCGTTGGGGATGAACGGGTCCGTCTGCATCGGCGGGAGCGCGGCGACTGCGGCACGCCTCATGCGAGCGGCCCTCCCCAGGTCGGGCCGGGAAGCTGCTCGAGCTTGAGCCGGAACATCATCTCCTCGTACCGCTCGCGCGCACGTGTGAGGACTTCGGGCGCGGCCTCGTAGTACCCGTAATCGACCAGCGCCCGGTACACCGGGAGCATGTGGTAATCGACCGGAAGCGCGGGCTCGTCCGCGCTGTCGTCCATGTCGATCGGCGCTGCCCAGTAGTCGAAGTACAGCGTGTACTGGTCGTCGGCCTGCGGCGCCACAAGGATCGCCTTGTCGCCGCGGCGCACCGTGAAGTACAGCGGTTTGGCGGCCGGCGTAAGCGACAGGCCGAGCCCGTTGCGGTACTGGTCGTAGGGCACCCACACCAGCGGCACCGACTGCGCGCGCGCCGCGCCGAACGTCGAGATGCGGAACTCGTCGATCTTCCAGGTGCGAACGCCTCCCGCGGACCACTCCACGATGGAAAGCAAGCTGCCGCTCGCCGGGATCGTGTGGGAGCTCTCGCGACGCAGGAACTCCCACAGGCCGTTCGACTCCGACTGGATGTCCAGGTGCGCCTGGCGCAGCCAGTTCTTCAGCCGAAGGTGCTCGCCCGTCACGGTCGTCACATCGGTGATCGCGTTGCCCGACACGCCGGCCTCGACCCGGTAGCGTTCCAGCATCTCGACGAACGTCATGCGCGCCTCACGCGGGTCGGTTGAGGATTTCGGTCAGCCACTCGCGCCCGCGCTGCGAGTCCTGCACGAGCGTGAACGGGTAGGTCAGGGCGACCTGTTCGTTCAGCGGCGTCTGGATGTTCTGCTGATCGACGTTGAGCACCTCCTGCATGTAGTTCGACTGCTTGGCGTTGGCGAGCGCCTCGACGAACTTGCGCTTGACGATGACGTTCATGCCACGCGGGATCAGCACCGACTGCCCGTTGACCTTGGGCTCCACGTGCGTGAGCTCGCCCTCGACGTTGCTCTTGTGCACGTTGATGGTGACCTTCTCCTCCATGAATCGCGCGGAGTCGAAGTTGGGGCTGGCGACCTCGGCCAGCGTCGGGAGCTCGATCTCGGGGGTCGATGTGTCGAGCGCATCGATGGGGACGTCGCGACCGTGCGAGACGGACCGGACTTCGTCGGTCGAGAGCATCTGCGACTTGCGCAGATCGTTGCGAGCGGGGCCGTCGCCGCCGCCGGAAGGGGGAACGCGCGTGCTCATGGGTGGCTCCTTTTTATGCGCGGTTCAAAAAAACACGGCGCCCGAAGGCGCCGTGCGTAAGCCGGGTCGCTGCCCGACGGAGGAGAACCCTGCGGCTGCGAACCGCAGGGTTCATGGGGCGAAGCACGTTAGGCCGTGATCGGCTGGCCCGGGACCAGGCACAGATCGCGGAACGAGTACGTCATCCCGCTCACGCCGGACAGGTTGCTCGAGCCGAACGTCCAGGACGTCCAGGTGCCCGACAGCGTCGAGCCGGCCTGCGCGTACAGGTAGCCGAACGGCGTGTGGTCGTCGTCGAGCTCGGGGAACTGCACGGCCGACAGGCCGCCCGTGACGGCCGACAGCGCGACGATCGGGCCCTGCGCGACCCTGACGGCTGACGTCGAGTCCAGCGCGAACAGGAAGATGCACGCCTTGTTGGCGGTCAGCCCCGTGAACGCGGCGCCCGTGTTGATGTCGGTCGTCGGCGTGGCGGAGTTGGTCAGCGCGGTGCGGCTGTAGACCCGGCCCTGGATCGCGTAGGGCAGCGTGCCGGTGGTCGAGATGGTGGTCGTCGTGCCGGCTGCGAGAGTGGCCTTGCCGAGCGCGATATTGCCCCCGGCGAGGCCGTTGGTGGCGTTGGTGGTCATCGGTACTTCCTTTCGTCAGAGGGTGGTGTTCAGCGAGGCGACGGTCGTGGTCGGGGCCGCGGTGTTCGCGCCCCCGGCCGTCACGCCGCTGTGCACGTGGGTGTTGACCTTGAGGCGCAGGGCCTCGAGGTCGGCGCGGACGGCGACGATCAGCTGATACAGCTGGTCGGCGTCCTTGTGGTTCGCCATGGCGTTGAGGCGCTGGCTGATGGATTCGGACATTTCTGCTCCTTACAGCTCGGTGGCGCCGACTTCGATGCGCGTCATCCAGTTCTGGTTGAGCAGCACCGCGTTCATCCAGAAGTTCGCCCCGACATAGCCGAACTGTCCGAGGGGGTTTGCGTGGTTCTTGGAGTTGGCCTTGAGGATCGTGGGCTGCACCGACCCCATGCCCTTGAGGCTGATCTGGCCCCAGGCGTCTTCCGCGACGACGACGCACGGGTAGACGTCCACGTTGGACCCGGCGACCGACTCCATGCCGTTGAGCGTGGCGTTGCCTTGCGCGAGGAACGGCTCGAACAGCGGCGAGGTGATGAACCGGAACCGCTCGCAGGCACCGATCTCGCGCTGGTGCACCATCTTGCGGGTCGCGTACTCCTCGCACTTCGTGAAGCCCGGGAGGTTGCGGACGTCCGACTCGATGTCGGTGTGGATGAACACCAGGTAGCCCGGTTCGACCGGCGCGGTGCCGAAGTCGGGGCCGGGGGCCAGACGCGACGTCAC